CTGGCCGCGCTCAGCGCGGCCGATGCCACCGCGGTGGCAAGCCCGGCACTGGCCAGGCCCGACGCTGCCGCCAGCGCCGCAGCGCCCTCGCCGGTGGCTACGGCGCTGGCGCTGAGACCGGAGGCGGCACTGATGGCTGCGGCTGCGAAGCCGGTCGCGGTCGCGGTCGCGGTCAGACCGCTCGATGCAGACATGCTGGTCGCGGCAGCGCCGGTCGCGACGGCACCCGCGGTCATCCCGCTGGCGGCGTCCAGCGCGACGGCACCCGCAGCGATGACAATGGCAGCGGCGCTGAGCCCGGAGGCTGCGCTCAGCGCGGACGCCCCGACGCCGGCCAGGGCCGCGGCGGAGGTCAGACCGGACGCGGCGCTCAGCGCGGTCGAAGCCTGGTAGGTGGTGGTGGTGGACGAGGGCTCCAGAACCAGCTGGCCGGCGATCGACCAGGCCGTGCCGGAGGCGGTGACTGTGCGGTCGCCGGTGCTCGCGTCGTGGTCGCCGATGAACGCCGCAGTGTTCTGCGCCGAGTTGGAGACGTTGGCGGACTGCCCTCGGATCGTCGCGCCGGACGGTCCGGAGAAGGTCGGGGCGTTGGCCGGGCCGTTGGTGGAGCCGCGGGCCGCGCCGATCAGCACGACCAGGTCGTTGGCCTGAGGGGCGGTGCCCGCGGCCGTCGCGGTGACCGCGGTGGCGGCGGTGGTGGAGCCGACCACGAACGACGTGCCGCGGAAGGTGCCGGTCGCGCCGGAGTACGCGGCGAACGCCGCGTTGATCTGCTGAGTCGCCGACGTCGTGTTGATCGTCAGGGTGGCGCCGGGGTCGCCGGAGACGGCGGTCTTGGCGTAGACCGCGCCCTGGAACGTGGCTCCGGCCGGCCCGTTGGCGGGGGCGAAGACCTGGGTCCAGCCGGACGGCGTGTTGATCGTCGCCGTGCCGATGGCCAGCTTGTAGCTGACCACGACGATCATGCGGTCGCCGATCTGCACCGTCGCCGGGATCGTGATGGTGGCGACGCCGGATGCGCCGGTCGCGCTGGCCGCGGCCCGGAATGCCGGCGGGGTCGCGCCGCCGGTGGAGTAGGCGATCGGGTCGACGCCGGACACGACGGTGCCGCTGATCGCGTTCTGGGTGGCGCCGCCCGCGGTCTCGTCGGTCACCGAGGTGGCCGTGGAGGCCTGGTTGAAGACCCACATCGCCGTGGGGGTCAGCGCCGCCCACGCGTTCAGCGTGTTGGTCATGCCCTCCAGCTGCGCGTCGCTGAGCACGCCGCTGTAGTAGGCCGCCGCTGACAGGGTGCCGTTGAGGTAGTCCGCCGAGCCGGCCGAGAACCGACCGAAGTTGACCATGCTGCCGGCACCGCCGGCAGTGCCGTTGGCGTACGAGGTCGCGCCGTTCTCATGCGTCCAGGTGCCGGTGGCGAAGACGTACTTGTGGTACCGGATGACCGCAGAACCGGACGTCTTGGTGATCGCGATCAGGCACCAGCCGTCGGCGGCGGTGATGGTGATCGTCGGGCTGGGCGCATCGGTGGTGCCCGCGCCCAGCGCGGAGATCTTGTTGTTGATGTCCAGTTCGATGCCCCACCACGGCGCGTTCGCCGAGGTGGCCAGGTGGGTGATGCCGTGCCAGGCGCCGTCGGAGGTGCGCTTGACAGCTGCCACGACGGTGCCCGAGGCAACGGCGCCGAGCGCGCCGATCGACGTCGTGAGGTAGCTCGACGACGCCGTCGTGAACAGCCGCGCCATGGGCGCCTCCTCCGATCAGAGGCGCCCGGCGCCTGCGATAGCCGCCCGGGCTAGGCGAGCGTGATGGAAACGCTCGACGCCGCAAAGCTCAGCGAGTCACCGGACGCGACCGTCTTGCTGGCGGTCAGCGCCCCCGCCCACGCACGCCGCGGGGTGCCGTTGGAGTCGTAGATGTCCACGCCGGTCACGGTGGCCGCCGGCATGGCAGTGAAGGTGATCGCGCCGGAGTTGGCCGCCGCGCCGGCGCTGGCCGCGCCGAAGGCGATGGTCTGCCGGGCGTACGAACCGCCGGTGACCTCGGTGCCGGCGGTGCTGGCCGTGCCGGTCGCGGTGGCCAGCGCCAGCTTCATGGCGCCGGTCGGCGCGGGGTACGCGGTGGTGCCCAGCGAGGCGTCCAGCAGCCGGTTCGCCTCGGCGGTCACGATGTTGTTGGCCATGGAGGATCAGCCCTTCTGCTTGTCGCTGGTCGCGACCGGCTCGTCGGCCGGCGCCGTCCAGCCGGGCTTGTCGGCCTCCGGGCCGGTGGTGACCAGGTGGGCGCGCAGCGCGTCACCCTTCGGGTTCTTCTTGACGCCCCCGACATCGGCGAGCTGAGCCTTGCAGACCTCGCAGTCGCGTGCGATGGCGCAGCAGTCCATGTGGTAGCCGATCAGTGCCCCATCGCCGGTGGCGAACAGGTGCCGCGGGTGGTCGTCGCTCTGGGCGCACCCGATGCAGGTACGCACGGGATTCGACATCTCGTCCTCGTTTCGTGTGGATCGGGTGCGGGGCAAGGGAGATCCGCGCCCCGGCGCCGGGGAAGGCCGCCGGGACGCGAGATCGATGGGTTACTGGATGCGGCCGTCGTCCCTGAGCCGGGCGATGATGTCGCCGCGGTCCGCGGCTGCCGTCACGTCGACATCCAGCTGGGCGGCGTACGCGCGCCAGGCGGCCTCGGTCGCCCCCTTGCCGGAACGCGGCGGCTCCGGCAGGACCGGAGCGACCATCTCCTCGACGGGCTCGGACTCGGCGACAACCGGCTCCGGATCGGGTAGCGGCAGGCCGTTGACCGTGCCCGCAGCGGCCGGGACGACCGTGCTGGAGATGGTGTCGGCCGGCTGCTCCGTCAAGTTCGGGATGCCGTTGGTGCCCGGTTCGCTGGGGATCACCGGCATCCCAGTGTCCATGACGTTCACCGACGGCGTGCGCCGGCCCTCGGGGCCCCACGGGTTGGCGTCGGCCTCGACGGGTGCCCAGCACTTCGGGTTCCGGATGAGGGCGGCGACCTCCGGGGGAGGTACGTCGCCCTCGTTCCAGACCACGCCGTCGAGGATCACCAGCCGCGTCAGAACGCGGGGCTTCTCCTCGGCGGTCACCAGAGGGTGGCCGTCAGGAGCTTGAGGTTGTCGGCCAGCACGGGCATGCCGATCGCCGTGACCTTGGTCCAGGTGCGGACCGGGTCGCCCTCCTTGGTCACCATGCCGACCAGGCCGGGGGCCTGGGCGAAGGTGAGCTGCGGGTTGTTGAGTCCGACCAGCTCCAGCGCCTCGGCCGTGACGCCCCAGTAGGTGTTGCCCAGGGCGGTGGCGGTCTGCGGCAGGAGGATCATCTTGTTGGCGGGGATGATCCGGGTGGCCGTGTTGTTCACGTACACCTGCGAGTCGTACTGCACCAGCTGCGGCAGGTCCTCGCTGTCCAGCACCGCGGCCAGCTGCGACCGGGTGATGACCGACGGGGTGCCGCCCAGGGTGGCGTAACGCGAACGCACCTTCTCGTTGCGCAGCATGTGCCCGATCGCCTGGCGCGAGGTCAGCCCGTAGGCGGGGGCCTCGCCGGCGTCGTCGACGAACAGGTCGACCCAGTCGCGCAGCTGGTCGAGCGGGTCGGCGTCGACGTGGTCGGTCCACGGGTCCGGCGCGGTCGGCATGTGGCTCGACGGCACACCAAAGTCCGCCTCGATGCCCTTGAGACCGTTCTCGCCGGCGAAGGTGAACTTGCCGGTGGTCAGGACCTGGCCGCGGGCCAGTTCCATGCGGGCCAGGACCGCCTCGGTGTTGATCCGGGCGTCGTTGTACAGCGCCTGGATCAGGCTGGCGGTGTTGTCGCCGCCCGAACGCAGCATCTCCAGGCGCAGGCGCTCCTCCTCGCCGACCAGGGTCTTCTGACCCAGGGGCGGCAGGCTGACGCGCGAACGCTGGAAGTTGTCACGCTCGCCGATGGGCGTCTCGGCGTCGTACGCCCGGAACATGGCCGCGCGGTTGCGCTTGAAGGCCGTCGTGAAGGCGGCCTCGATGTCGGAGATGTTCTGGTCCGGCAGGAAGGTGCTGAGCGTGTAGTTCGCCGGGACCGGCAGCTCACGCACGAATCCGGTCAGGACGCCGGGCTCGATGAGATCGAAATTCAGTGCCATCGTTACGCCTCCTCTCAGGCCAGGTAGACCAGGCGGCCGGCAACGTCGGCCTGGCCGGCCGTGTCGACCCCGTGGTCAGCGGTGATGGCAGCCAGCTTCGAGAGCCGGACCGTGCCGTGGACGAGCAGCGCCGCGCCGATGTACAGGCCGGAGCCCGTCACCGACTTGGTGCTGAAGAGGTGGCCGACCATGGTCTGGCGACCGTCGGTGGCGGCGTTGTCGTAGGGGCCGAACATGTCCTGGGTCGCGCCAGCCGAGGTGACCTTGCCGAGGGCAACGCCACCCGGGATCAGCTGGGAGCCGGTGTAGTAGGACAGCGCGCTGAACAGCGACTTGACGAGAGTGATCGTCTGCGTCGAGTCGGTGCCGTGCGCGGAGCCCAGCCAGCTGAAGTTCTCGGGCGACCAGGGCCCGTAGCTGCGGACGCTGAGGTCCATGGGTTCTCCTTGAATGGGGTGGCGCGCGAGAGACCTCGGCGCCGGCTGCTAGCGGTTTCCGCCGTTGGCGAGGAAGGCGCGCGCCTGCTGGCGCCCGGCCTCCAACTTGTCGAGCGGTGCCGACGTCTGAGCGCCCTGACCGAGGTCCGGCAGCTGGCGCGGCAGGCCCGTGGCGGGCTGCGGCGGCTGCGCGGAGTACGGGACGCCGACGGGCAGAGCGCCCGGGGTGGCGGGGACAGCCGGAACCGTGACGGCGGTGGCTGCGGCCTGCGGGGCGACGGTGTCGACGAAGGCGAGCACCTTGGCGGCGTCCACCGTCAGGCCGTCGGCCCCGAGGAAGTGCTGGTGGTTCAAGTTCGAGGCGAGAGCCTCCACCTGGTGCGGCTGCAGGCGCTGCTGCAGGCCCGCGCGCACGTGCGCGTCGACGAGGACGACGGCGGCCCTGGCGGTCGCGGATCGTTCTCCCTCGGCACGAGCGGCCGTGATCGCCTTCTCCTGATCGGTGGCCTGGCTGGCGACGAGCTGGTCGTACTGTCCGGCCTTGGCCTTGACGGCGTCGTAGTCGTTGCGCTCCTTCGCGCGCGTCTCCCACTGCCGGGCGTGGTACTTCCAGTACGCCTCGCGCTGCTCGGCGTTCATCTGCTCCAGCGGGGTGCCCTGCGGGTAGCCGCGATCCGCGTCGGTTCCCGTGGCGGGATCCTGCGGGGGATTGGCGGGTTGCTGCACGGTGGGCTGGCCCGGAACGGCGACAGCGGGCGGGTTCAGTCCGGGCACCGTGACGGTGAGCCCCGGCAGGGTGGTCGTGGTGACCCCGGTCGACAGGGTGGTCGGCAGCTGCACCGCAACCGCGGCCGCCGCTGGATCCTGCGGCGGTGCGGCCTGCACGGCCTGAGTAACTGGGACCGGAGCGGCCTGCGCCGCCGGTGCCGGCTGCACAGCCGGTGTGCCGGGCTGGGTGATCTGGGCCGGCTGTGCCGGAGCGGCGGGCGGCGTGACGCCTCCCGTGGCGGTGATCAGGCCCGGGATGTGCGGCTGGGTCATGGTGGTGACTCCCGTGTCGGGTTGATGGGTGTGGGCGCCCATGGCGGGCATGAAAAAGCCCCCACCGCATCAGGTGAGGGAGGTCTTGGTGTCGCAGTCGACTGTTAGGCTGTTAGTTCGACAACCCCAGCTAGACAGGAGCAAGGCATGACGACTGTGCAGCAGATCGACGACTGGTTCGAAGCCGGCATCGAGGACGGTGCGACTCACATGATCGTGGTCGTCGACGAGTTCGATCACGACGACTACCCGGTCTACGTCTGGGGCGGCGAAGTACAGACCCAGCTCGACCGCATCGCCGCCGCCGAGATGCAGCAGGCGATGGAGGTCTACGACCTCGGGCGGAGCAAGAGGTTCCAGTTGGCCGAGGTCCGCGCCTGGCACGTGCCGGCATGACCGCCGACTACTGGACGCCCGGCGTCAGCTACACCGACGAGTTCGTCGCCCTGGCGCACCAGGGCCAGCCCTACGGCGAGGAGCCGTACGTCAACCACGTCCGCCGGGTCGCCGGCCGGCTGAGGCCGCACGGCGAGTGGGCGTACATGGCTGGCCTGCTGCACGACGTCGTCGAGGACACCGTGGTCACCCTCAAGCTGCTGCGCGACCTGGGCTACCCGGACATGGTGGTCAGGGCTGTCGATGCGGTGACCCTGCGCGAGGGCGAGAACTACATGGACCGCATCTACATCGCGGCCGCGCACCCGCTGGCCTGCCACGTCAAGCTGGCCGACAACACCGACAACCGATTCGAGCTGCGCAACCTCATCAAGACCGAGCCGCGGCGGGTCCGGCGGCTGTGCGAGAAGTACGACGAGGCCCTGGCGGTCCTGGTGCCGGCTCGCGACGCACACATGCGCGAACACGGGCTGGGCCGGCAGGAGTGCATGCTCTTCGGCCCGGCGATGGCCGAAGAGGACTGATGAGCGCCGACCGTTGGCCAGCTGACGAGCAGTTCGCCGACTTCGTGCTCGGTGGCTGGTGGCTGGAGAACTTCATCAAGGTCGAGCTGCCCTCCGAGGAGGTCGACCCCGAGTCGTGGACGCGTGAGGCGATGGTCGCGCGGTTCCACGACTCGCCCACGGTCGGCGGGCTCTGGTAGCTACGGCAGGCGCGCGCTCAGTTCGCGGATCTTCTGCCTGTTCCACTGGATGGCCTGGTCGACGTCGCTGCTCTCGCCGGCCCGGCCGACCAGGCTGGACAGCTGCTCTTGCAGCGACTCCAGCTCGGCCAGCCAGTTCGTCTCCAGGTCCTGGCTCTGCGTGCGGGCGAAATCGGACAGGCCACGGAAATTCTGGTCGGCATTGGTCAGCACCGGGCCCAGCTCGCCGTGCTCGTCGTAGGACACCCGCACCGTCTTGAGCTGGTTGCGGGTGTTGCCGCCGGCGGCCTTGTAGATCGCGGCCAGGTCCTGATCGTTCAGGGTCTGGCCGGGGTCATAATCGGCCAGTACCGCGGCCACTGTGCACCGGCAGCGCGAGTGGATCGGCATCAGGTCTTCGATGTGGTAGAGCCGGTCGGCGGCCACCACGCACAGGCCGCACGGCGGAGCGCCGGAGCCCAGCTCGGGGTGCAGGATGCGCCGGTAGCCGACCACGCTGGTGGGCTTGCGCTGGGTCAGGAACTTGTTCGCCTGGGCCCGGTCGGCCAGCATGACGTCGGTGTCGGCGACGATCGCTGCGCGGCGCAGGCCCTCCAGCGCGGCCTGCTCGGTGCTGATCCCGCGGGAGACCGTCACGAACCGCACGTGGTCGGCGATGCGCCCGTAGACCTCCTCGGCCGGTACCGCGGCGACCCTGCCCTGCGAGCGGGTCGCCTGGGCCGCCGGGATCGAGTCGCGGCCGGACTTGGCCAGCTGCTCGATGACATCCTGCGGGAGCTTGCGGCGCAGCGAGCGCACGTCGATCGCGCCGACGGTGTCGTAGCGGCGCCCGGTGATCGCGCTGGTAGAGCGGGCCATGTAGCCGTCGGTGACGCTGGCCGTGCGGCGCTGCGCCGACTGCACGATCTTGACGGCGTCAGTGACCGCACGGCGGGTCTGCTTCGGGTCACGCCAGTCGTCGATCTTCCCGAACGCCTGGCGTGCGCCGGTCTGGGCCAGCTTCGACTGCTGGTCGCGGACCGCGGCCTGGGCCTGGATCAGGGCCTGCAGTTCGCGGATCTGGTCGGTGCGCCGCGCCACGGTCCGGTTCCCCTCCGTCCCATGTCCGTTACGCCCGTAGGCTCTTGGGCGCGGTGCCGATCTGCAGCTGGGCGCCACCGGTCAGACCCTTGAGGCTGGCCAGCTGTGCGGCTGCGTTGTCCGCGGTGGCCTGGGCCGCCTTCGCGCCGGCGTTGTCCCCGTCGTTGTTGCCGGCCTTGCCGGCGTTCGGGTCCAGCGACTTGGCGTTGGCCGCGGCCTGCTCCTGTGCCTGCAGCAGGAGCTGCTGCTGCAGCGCAATGAGCTGCTCCTCCTCGCGCTCCGACTGCATCCGCTCAATCGTCTGCGGGTCGAAGTCGAAGATCAGCTTCATCATCGAGCGCCAGGGAATGAGCGTCTGCACCTTGTTCGCCGCGTCGGCCTTCTCGGCCAGGCTGAGCCGGTCCGGGTTGGCCCACAGCGACTGGATCTTGCTGACGTCTGCGCGCTCGGAATCGCCGACTGCGGAGAAGATCAGCGACATGACCTCGGACCACAGCGGCTTGCACCGCTCGATGCGGTCCTCGACCTTGTAGACCAGCGACTCGCGCTGCATGCTCGCGCCGTCGGCGCTCTGGTTGGCGCCGCCCGGGTTGAGGTAGTACATCGGGGTCTTGGTGGTGGCCGCGAACTGGACGATGTCGCTCTCGTTGATCTCCAGGATCTGCCGCATGTCCGCGGCCCCGGACTCCCAGATCTTCGCGCCCGGCGGCAGGAACCAGACCGCGCCGGGGTCGGAGGTGAACACGCCCGAGTAGTCGATCGGGTTGCCGGCCTCGTCCTCGGTGTCGATCGGCTCCTCGGCCGTCGTCTCGATCGCCCTCTGCCGAAACGCCTGCAGGGCGGCCGTGCAGAGCCGGTTCAGCGTCTGGTAGTTGATCCGGTCCAGGATGTCGATGTGCTTCTCGTACTCGCCCTGGCCGTCCTTGTTCAAAAAGCGCACCACCGGCAGCTGCTCGTGGCCCAGCGTGCCGGAACGCTCGGTGTCCCAGGTCCAGGTCTGCGGGGACCAGTACATCGGCCCCACGTGCGGGTCGAGCGCGCTGAACGGGGCGTCGCGCTTGGCCACCCAGACCTCGCCGGGCAGGTACAGGTACGCCCGGTCCTCGCCCTCGATGTCGTCGCGCAGGAACTTCAGCGCGGCGCGCAGCTGGTACGGGTCGACCGGGTCAGGCTCGCCGACCATGTAGCGCGGGTCCTCGGCGGTGACCACCGGCACGCCGCGCTTGTCGTCCATCCAGCCGACGATGACGAAGGCCTCGCCCAGGTTCAGCATCAGGTCGTGGGTATCGGCACAGACGATGTTCATGCGCGAGCGCAGCCAGATGTCGATCGCGTCGGTGTCGCCGGTCTCGTCGGCGTCGACCGCGGTCCGGAAACCGACCGGCTTCATTCGCTCGCTGACGGCCGAAACGGCCAGCTCGGCGTAGTTGGTACGGGCCTTCTTTTGGAAGGCGGTGAACAGCTCCCTGGCCACATCATTGCCCTCAGGCAGCGGCGGGTCGCCGTGGTAGCGCTTGTGCAGCTCGTTGAGTCGGTCGTGGCGCTTCTGGTCGGACAGCCGGCGGAACAGTCGGTCCATCCACCAGCCGGGGGACAGCCGGGTCTCGACGTTGATCGCCACGCGCGCGCACGCTCCCTTCGGTGTCGTGGAGCGGTGCTACGCTGTTGGCGCTTCAGCCGGAGCTGGAAACAACAGGAAACAGGAGTTTTGCAATGGAACGGGTGACTCTCAGCCACATTGGCCTACGGGGGGTCTGCCGGGATTGGGGCCGGGTCATGCCGACCACCGACGTGGGCACCAGGGTGGTGCTCTTCCACGAGGGCATCCCCGAGGAGCTACTGGAGATCGCGGGCGACCGCGTCCGGATCCCCATCGCCTCGGCGCTGGCCGACGAGCTGCGCAATACCGGGCAGGGCTTCTACGAAGCGCCCGACCGAAGCATCTGGGCGCACATCATCCTGGAGCACTGACGCGACAGGTAAGCCTTACAGTCGAGGCCCACCGCGCCCGTTAATCTTCGGATCAACAAGAGACCGGTGGGCCTCACCTATGTCTACGGCTCGCGCACGCGCTCGAAGTACAGGTCGAACGCATGAGCCAGCAGCGCAGCGCACTCGGTGTGCCAGATCCGCCGGCCCTCGAGCCAGCGACGCCCGCAGCGCGCGCACATGGCGCGGGCCAGGACCGGACGGTGGTCGCGACGCACCAGCAGGTCGCTGTGCGCCACTTGGTACCTCATGGTGCGTCGCCCTCCCCGGCGAGCACCGGCGGCCGCAGCGTAGTGAGGACGCCACAGCCGCCGGGCCAGCTCTCAGGCGGTCGGGCTCGCGCCGCCGGCGGTGTCGTCCGGGGCAAGGCCACCCTCGTCCGCGGGCGGCGGGGTCGGAATGTCGGAACCGTCGGCGTCGCCGACCTCCACGTCGAGGTCGCGCAGCTGCTGCGCCACCGCGTCGGCCTTGGCGTTGGCGGCGTCGAGCGCGGCCTGGCCGGCGGCCGAGAGGTTCTCCCGGTCGGCTTCCATCGCCGCCCGCAGGGCTTCGAAGTCGGAGTGCACGTCGGTGACGACGGTGCCCAGGGCGTCGATCTTGCTGGACAGGTCGTTGATCTGGTCGGATGCGCGGGCCATGAGGGTCAGCTCCATTCGGGAAGTGGCGATCTCGATCTGCTGCAGCCGCACCACGGCGTCGTCCAGGACGTCGAGGCGCGCCTGCAGGCGCTCGAGATGGGAGTGGAGGTGCTCGTACTGGTCAGGTCGCACGGGTCACCGTCCTTCGGGAGGGTTACTTGCCGACCGCGTGGAAGTTGACGGGATAGGCGGTGGACGCCGACGGCGCGGAGCCGAAGGCGATCGTGAATGTGGTGGTGGTGACCGCCGCGACGTAGGGCGCCAGCGCCGCCCCGGCCGCGCTACCCGGGGTCAGCACCACGACGGGGGCGACGGCGAACGCGTGGTTGAACGTCACCACCGCCTGGTTGCCGGCGGCCAGGCTGGCCGAGCCGGAGGTGACCGTCACGGTGCCGGCGGTGTCCTTGCCGGTCACCGCGGCGGTGGCGCTGGTACCGGCGGCGGCCTGCGCGGCCACGGTGGGAGCGGAGCCGGTCGGCACGATGTGGCCGTAGCGCAGGTCCACCGCGATGCCCAGTGCGTCGCGGGCCTTGGTCGCGCTGGACAGGTCGCCGGCGACGATGTGCGACTTGCCGATGGGGATGACGCTGAGCGCCGGTGCGACTCCGCCCACCCAGGCGGCACCGTTGCGGATCTCGTCGACGTGCGCAACGGGCATCGCGGTGTGGTCGGTGCCCGCGGCGTACCGCGTGCCCTCGACGATGACGGAATGGGCCAGAGCGGTCACGGCGGACCTTCCTTTGTCGGTTGGCCCGCCCAGTGGCGCGGCCGGAACTAGCGGACCCGGCGGGGAATTCGCTTGGCGCGCGGACCGGTCTTGACGCCGGCCTTGATCGCGTCGTTGCGGGCCTGGAACGCCAGGACGGAACTCATCGCGGCGTCGATCTTGCGAGGGCTTTTCGGCAGCTCCTTGCGCAGCAGATCGCCCTCGGTGGTCTTGCGGACGTAGCAGTTGGCGAGGTGCCGGCGCAGGATCAGCGGCTTGTTCTCGTCGCCCTCCGGGCGGTCCTCCGGTGGCACGATCGACAGCACTCGCAGCGTCGGATCACCGGTGGCCATCCCCTTGGCGGTGGACTTCACCGCCAAGTAGAACGCCTCCACCGCGGCCGCCATCCGGGTCCGGATGTTGGCCCGGAACTCCAGCGGCTTACCCGCCGTGGCGCGTGCCTTGAGCTGCTTCTCCCAGCGGTTGTGCCAGGTCGCGATCCAGCTGGACCACATGGCCGGGTCGCAGTAGAAGCCCACGACCCGGTAGGTCTTGAACGCCTGCTGCACCGCGGCGTCCACCGCGGGCTCGTCGACGCTCCACTCCCGGTGCGGCGGCAGGTCCGCCGGCCGCTCGTCGATGTGCAGAAGCTCCAGGTGACCATCGGCGACCCTGCATGCAACCAGGGCGGTGCTGTCGTCGTTGATCGAGCCGTCGAATCCAAGCGTGATCACGTCGCCGGGTTGCAGCGACCTGGTCGCGTCCTTGCAGGCGTCGATGTCACGCAGCGGGAGCCAGGTGTCCTTCGACGACGTCTCGGCGTTGAGGAAGTAGCGCCGGCTGTCGGCCGGATCAGCCTTCAGCGAGTAGAACTCGTCCACGATCGACGGGATGTCGTTCCACTCGATGGCCTCGCCGAAGGCCTCCTTGATGGCCTCGATCAGTTGCTCCTCGACCGTCAGGTCGGGGCAGTCGCCCCACCTGTGGTCATAGAGCATTCTGATGCGGCCGCGCTTTTTCTTGTTCTCCCGGATCAATTCCGCCTCGCGGAATGTGGTCTCGGCGACCGAATCCTCACCGGGGGCAAACATCGTCGTCGTCTCGATGTACCACGGTTCCGACGCCGTTCCGCGCAGCTTGACCAGGTTCCGCGTGACCGTCGTATGCATACGCCTCAATTCGGGCGTATTATAGAGGTGCGATTCATCAAATGGTGTCAGTCAATGTCTGGCCCCCCGCTACAAATGGCAGCGGGGGGCCAGACAAAGACCACGTAGGTCTCCTTGCCGCCGTCCTTGGCCGCCGAGCTGGCGGTTGACGGCATTACGAAGCCGCCGGACGGCAGGTACACCCGGGTGCGGCCGGGGTCGATGCCCGGCACGTGCGATAGCGGACAGTCCTCGTCGGTCAGGTTGAAGTAGATGGTGTCGTAGACGTTGCCGGTATTGTGCGTCGGCACGGCTCGCCGGCCCACCAGGAACAGGTGGTCGTCGGTGTCGATCCCGATGCACTTGACCGGGACGGGTTCGACCCGCTCCACCTTCGCCACATGCCGGCGACGTGACCGCGCGTTCGCGCCCAGGACGTCCAGCTTTGCGACCTTGTGTGCCAGCCGGGCAGGCGGCTTGCTTGCGCAGGCCACGAACTCGACCCGCCAGGCCTTGACTGGCTCATCCCAGCGCTCGGCCCACTTGTAGCCCAGCGTGGTGAGCAGCTCCTCGATGCCGTCGATCAGCAGCCGGTCGGTATTGGTGAAGGTCGCCTTGACCGCGTTGTTGGCCCGGACGAAGCACCCGTCGGAGTCCATCAGGCCCTGCAACAGCGCGTGCCGCTGGGCCGCGGAGGCGCGCAAGTAGGCCGCCGGTACGTGCTTGAAGCCCAGCAGTCCGGCATCGCGCAGGCGCTCCCGCAAAGTCGAGGTGCGGACCCCCTCTGGCTCCTTGCGGAACCCGCTGTTCCGGATGCGCCGACAGGGCCCGCACGCCCGGTGGATCGTGTCGTCGCCGTACTCGTGACCGAAGGCGCAAAGGCCCTTGCGGCGGCGGATCCTGACGACCCCGGAGTTACCGGTCTCGTTGGCGAAGACCAGCTCCTCGTGATCGCCCAGGAAGGGCTTGAGCAGCACCTCGTACTCGTCGCGGAGACGGTAGTCGAAGGCGATGCTCGAGTCCGACTTGCTGCCGTCGCCGAGCCACATGCCCAGCAGGTACGGGTCGATCGGCAGCTCCGCCTCGGGCACCTGCCACTCGACCCCGGCCGCCACGCGGTAGCGCAGGCCGGTCATACCGCCCTGGCTGCCACCGCGGATGTAGTCGCCGGCGAGGCGCTCGGTGGTAACCGTGACCTTCTCGAAGGCGGTGCCCTTGCCGTTGCGCCGCTCCAGCGTCCACAGGTGCGACCCGGAGCAGACGACGCGCTCTCCGTCGGAGAAGGTGACCGCGTAGCAGTCCAACCCCTCCATCACCCGCGTCTCACGGGCCACCTGGCGTGGCCAGCCGTCGGCGTCGAACACGGTGTTACCAACCGTGAGTTCGCCGACCGTCGTCCAGCCGGACGGGGTCGGTACGGGCGTATCCAGCGCTAGGGGCTGTCCTTCTTCGGTGGCCATAATACGAATCATAGGCACATGAACCGGTTTACCCATGGGTTCGCCACGTTCGTATTCGTACGAGAACCCCAGGCCCCACGGATCCTCGTAGACCTCGCCGCCCTCAGCGAAGCCGGCAAAGCGACACGGGCCCAGTGCCTCGAAGAGCGCCAAATATGAAGCTAATCCACTTTTGTTCGTGCCCTTCGGGCGCGACAGAAATACATGGTCATAGATACGCTTGCCCTCAGGAAGCAGGGCGTACGAGTCCATAACGAAGCCGGCGAACTCGTCGCCGAACGTAATCTCCATGCCCTGAACGGCACCTGGCCCATGCCGGACGAAGAACTCGATCCACCCACAGGCCAAGCCGCCCAAGCTGCGCAGCCGGTCATGTTCCGGCGCGCGCACCAGGGTGCGCGGCACAGCTCAGCCCGCCAGGCGGGCGCGCCGCGACGGCGCCTTGTTGATGTCCTTGACGTTCCCGTCGGTCGGCTGAGTGCTCCGCCCGATATCGGGCACGCCGTTGGGGAACTCGTCGGGGAACTGGGCCGGATCGACGTAGCGGATGCCCAGCTTGCGGCGCTGCTCCATCGTCATGCCCAGCAGCGCCTCACGCTGCCGCAGCTCGGAAAGCAGGTTCACCGGAAGCGCCCCGCCGTAGAGTTCGCCCCACGCCTGGTTGACGATCACCGCGCACATGGTGGCGAAGTTCCAGTCCGACTCGGTCCAGAGCCGACAGTGCGGCATCCGCCGGACAGTGATCCACCAGGCCATGGTGGTCTCGTACCAGGGCAGCCCCGGGATGTCGGGCAGGTCGCGGTCGGATCCGGGGCCGGTGTACGGCGCGTCGGGGACGTCCTGCCATTCGCCGCCGCCATGGCCGTGCTTGACGACCTTCGGAGCAGGGCCGGTCTTGGCCATGGTGATCACTCCCGTGTCGGGAAAGGGAAGAGCCCGCAGACCGTGACGGTCGCGGGCTCTTGAGGTGGGGGGCGGAACAGATCAGCTGCGGGACAGCACGGCGAAGGTGACGGTGGTGGTCACCGACCACGTCAGACCCACCATGCCGTCGACGTCGCGGTAGACCCGGTCCGTCGGCACCACCAGGAACGCCTCGGTGCCGTTGGTGATGGTGCGAGTCCGGTCGGCGATGGCGAGGTCGCCGTCGGCCACCGCCGGGGTGGCCATGGTGAGCACCGTGCTGGCCGCGTTGGCGTTCTTGACGTGCAGCACCACGCCGGGACGAACGCGGTCGCCGCCGCCGCCGCTGGCGGCGTAGTAGCTGGGCTGAAGGACCGTCTCGGTGAAGGTCTGGGGGCTGCGGTCAGCCATCGGAGAACTCCTCGTGTGCGCGGTGGCGTCCGCGACCCATGCCGGGCCGGCGGGCGGTGTTGTTTGACGTAGGGCTGGGCCGGTCCAGCGGTCGTGACACGGGCCGGGCCGATCGCGCACACTGAGGCGCATGGCCCTCGATATCAGCCCGCTGTGGATCGTGGCCGGGCTCGTACTGTTCGTCCTCGGCGGGCGCTGGGCGGTCATGCGACGCGCCTCGAGCGACTATCAGCGCACCAAGGCGGGCCTGCCGGGCATGCGCTCGAGCTTCTGGCACGGCTTCTGGGCGATGCTGCGCGTCGGCGTCGTGGTGGCGCTGATCCTGGCCGGGCTGGCGCTTTATGACCTGCGCGGGCGCAACGTGAACCCGGGCGATGTGCTGTCCCGGCTGCGCGACCGCGTGCCGGCCACGCAGGTCAAGGACCACGCCAGCCCGAGCCCGAGCGCCGGCCGGAGTGATCCCCGCACCAAGGACGGCAACGTGATCTGCTTCTCCGCCAAGTGCCGGCGGCAACATCCGGAGAAGCAGCGCTGAGCCTTTAAGCGGACGCGCGCGCTAGCTGGGCAGCTCGTCCTGGTCGACGTGGTCGGCCACCAGCATGTCCGGCGGCTTGAGGTGGATCTGCGGCCCGCAGCCGCATTCCAGGCTGTCGGTGTGCCCGGCGCCGTCGTCGGGGATGACGTGGTGCACCTCGATCTGGTGACCGTTGCCGCCCAGGGTCTGCACGGAGTCGCAGCCGCAGTCCGGGGTGATCGCGCTCAGCCCGCCGGAGTCCAGCCAGAGGATCGTGGTGCGGCCCTCGTGGCCGTGGATGCGCTCGACGTCGCCGGCGCTGTCGTAGAGGGCGGTGGAGGCGGTCTCGGTCAGCCAGCGCATCGCGCAGTGCCCGTCGTCGAACTGGACGCCCTGGGCCACCACGCCGGTGCCGCTGACCCCGCTGGCATCCTCTATCCGGTGCAGCTCAAATCGGCGCACGCCCGACTCCCTCCCTGGCGCCAGGCGTGCGCCGAAACTCGAGGTTTCCTCCGACAAACTCCCAGCTCGGCGCGCTGATGTGCGTGCGCACACGCGGGCTAGGACGTCCTAGGATGCTTTAGGCGTGGTGTCGTCACGCACGTCGGTGACCCGGCCCGACGGCGTCTCGACCGCGGGGCTCGCCTCCGGCAGCCCCTCGCCGGCGACTAGCACGAAGACGTAGTTCGGGTCGTTGTCGGCGTACATGTGCACGATCTCGTAGTTGGCCGGCAGCTGGAGCAGCGTGTGCATCTGCTCCAGGCCGAGGGCCAGCTTGATCCGCTGTGGGGTGGTGCCCGGGGGCGGCGCGGCCGCGCCCGCGCCGCCGATCGCCTGGCAGACGGAGCAGGACTCCATGTGCCGGCGCAGGCTCGGCCGGCGCTCGGCGGCGGCCTTGGCCCGGGCGTAGTCGACACGCAGCGCGTCGTGCAGCGAGCCGGGGTTGTTGGCGTCGTACCAGACCTGGTCGGGGAAGACGAAGCGCTCGTTGGTGCTGGCCATGGGTGAAGTGGCCCCTTCGCGGGATAGGAAGATCCCGCCGGTCCACTGAGCGCAATGCCCCTCGGGATCCGGCGAGAGCCGCTCGTGGTCAGTCGAGCGCCGGGTGGCGTTCGACGTTGCGGTCCCGGCGCGCCTTCTTCGCGGCGTTGCCCTGCGCGGAGCTGCGCCGGTCGTGATGCGCGCTGCACAGCAAGCGCAGGTTGCCCGGCGAGTGGTCGTCGGGGTCCTTGATGTGGTCGACGTCGGTGCCGCGCTCACGGCAGCGGGCGTTGTTCTCGATCCACCGGCATCGGCCGGAGTCGCGTGCGATTACCGCCGGGCGTATCCGGATGTACCAGTCGGCGGGTAGTTGATCCCGGCGTCTGCTGCCCTGCCATCCGCCCGGCATCGTCGGCCTCCCAGCGTTCCAGGGTCGGCTCGGCGTACGGCTCGGCGCGCTCGAAGCTGCCGCCGGTCACGTCGAAGCCCATCGGCACGTACCGGGTCGCGGCCGCGGTCTGGTCGTAGATGCCCAGGGCGTACCCGACGACGTCGACTAGGGGGTCGGCGGACTCGACGGACACGCTGTGGCCGCCGACGGTGATCTCTACCTTGTTGCTGGTGGTCCCGGGAGGAGGCGAAGCCGGATCGGCCTCTGTTTCCAGGTTGTCGCCCATCGACTCCGCCGCCTCGACCGGGGTGGGGTTGTTGCCGGATACGTCTATTCGTCCTTGCCGTACGCCTGGTCGCGCGCGGCGCGCAGTTGCTTGATCAGGTGGTTGATGCCGCCGCGGTCCAGGTCGACGAAGAAGCCCTCCCAGGCTGGGCGCATCGGCTCGGAGCCGGTGTCGCTCTCTGGCGGCAGGAACTCCTGCGTCGTGTCGATCTTCGCGGGGTCGCCGGCCCAGCGGGTGCTGGCCAGCTGGACGTAGGTGTCGCGCTGCCAGTGCAGCTCGAGCCGGCCGGATGGCGGCAGCGGCTCGCCCTCGGCGGGCGGGACGGCCAGGAAGCGGCCGGCGAGAGGGTAGATGTTGTGCTTCGGCATGAGCCGGCTCCTCTGAAGGAGTGCCCTTGAACCCGGGCCGGGTCGACCCGCGCTTGTGCGCGGGAGTTCGTCAGGAACGCTCCTGCAGCTGTTTGACCACCAACGCCTGGCGCACGAACGCGTCCTTGGCCTCCAGCAGCTTGCGCAGCGCCACCGTCATCTCCGGACCGTCCGGCAGCGTGCCGGCCAGGTCGAACGCGAGGTCGTGGCACGGTGCGCTGACCGCCTGCAGGAACGGCGGCAGGTGGTCGTAGGCGAAGAAGCTGAGCAACTGCACGGTGCTCGGGTGCCGGCCTACGAGGACGTCGGTCATGGTGATCCGTTCTGTGTGGGTGGGTTGGGCGCCCGCCCCGGCCGGGCCGCCAGGTTTCCTGCCGGAGCGGGCACGTCAGGAGTTGTCGGGCCGCGCGCCCAGGCCGTCCCAGTGCACGGCGAGCCCCTCGGCGACGAGCAGGTCGGACAGGTTGCGCCCGTCGGGCAGCACCAGCTCGGCCATCCACTCGCCGGTCTTGCCGGCCGGCGCCCCGTACTTGTAGCCGCGGCCGGTGGTGATGGTGAGCTTCATGCCGGCGGTGAGCGCGAGCAGTCGCGCCTTGGCGCGGAAGCCCTTGTCGCTTTTCACCGGCTCGGCGTTGATCCGGTTCAGCCGCAGACGTACGGGGAAGCTGACGCTGCCCTCGAAGCCGATGTCGCGGGTCAGGCAGGCTTCGACGGTGTCGCCGTCGATGACCCGGGCGACGGTGCTGTTGGGCCAGGACCACTCGGCCACGGGGCTGGCCTTCCTCGGTCAGGCGGCCAGGGCCGGCGGAAGCGTGCGGCGCCGGGCGCGCGGGTTCAGGCTGGTGTCGTGCTCGGCGGTGAGGATGTCGCCGAGGCGGAACAGCAGCGCCCGGCCGTCGCCCGGCCTGGTGCGCAGCGTGTGCCGCTCGCCCTGCGGGTCGGTCCAGCCGCGGGCGTGCCACTTGCCGATGGTGTCCGGGCGCACCCCGGTCACCATGGCGGCCTGGGACCGGGTCACGTAGGCATCGAGATTCACCAGGCGCCTCCTCGATCTGGCCCCAGAAACGCGAAAACGCCCGCCGATCCGGTTGGGGATCTGCGGGCGTTGCTCCAGGCTGCAAACACACTGCACCTGCTGGTCGCCATGATGACAGTCGCAGCTGCCGAAATGCAAGCTATGCGGCCTAGTGTCTTATTGACGTTTCATTCGTTATCTGCTTACTGCGTCATGACCGGGTTGACTCCCGTACCGCCGATGCGATCTGATGCTCTTCTTTTCTTCGGCGGCCCACCCTCACCGGCAAGGGGGCAGGCCGCCGTTTTACGTCAGTCCGGCGGGTGCGGCACCACGAAGTGGCCGCCGGTGAAGGTGATCCCGTCCTCGGCGTATGTCGGGTTCTCCAGGTGCCCCACCAGCGACAGATCGCACTCGCCGCACTCCGCGATCGCGACGGAGTTCGCGGAGACCTCGAACTGGGCGCCGGCGAGCGAGAACGTACCGATCTGCCGGGCGCTGGAGGCCCGCCGGATGCTGACCGTGTCCTCAGCCTGGCAGTTCGGGCAGTGCATCAGATCCCCCGGTCGGCCAGGAACATCCCGATACCGCCCTCGTAGTACTCGCGCACCCCGTCGATCACGTCGTCGTCGCTCAGCGCGGCGACCTGCTCATCATCCAGGTCCGCCCACGGGCAGTCGGCGATCCACAGCCGCATGTCGGCAACCTCTTCCACGCTCAGCGCGTCCAGCAGGTACATGTCGGTTCCTTTCGGGCAGGTCGGCGGCGCGGAAGCGCCTGTAGATCAAGCCCGCCAGATGACCACGGGGAAAGCCCCGGCGGTCTGCGAGTTGGCGTCCCAGGTGAGCCACCAACCCGCCTCCTTGATCTCCGAGCATTCCATGCAGTCCGGGTCGTGGTCGGCTTCTTCGGCCTCGTCGCAGGCGTACTTCTGCACGGCCCAGGCGCTCTCCAGCGAGTTCCAGACGGCCTGCCACTTCTCCGGGTCGCGGCTGAGCAGTCCGTCGTAGAGGTCGGTCCAGCCCAGCAGCCGGCGGGCACAGGCGTTGAAGGCGGCCAGGGCGTGGCGCAGGTTGTGGTGGCCGAGGGCGACCATGGTCTCGCTGTCCTCGCCGATGACGGCTACCCAGATGCCGTAGTAGTTGTCGAAGCCCTCGCGCTGCGGGTCGTCGGTGATCATTGGTGTGCTCCTCGCTTCTGGTGTTGCGGCGCCTCGGTGATGCGCCAGGCGCCGTCGGCCCAGCGGATGTTCTGGTCCCGGCCGGTGCGCCGGGATCGCTGCTCGGCGTGCGCGAGCGCCGCCGTGACGTCCATTCGCGCGCACCGTCCCCGGCCGCGGCAGCACACCCGCAGCAGGATCATGCCGCGCGCCGCATCGGCACTTGCAGGGCCTGCGACCACCACTGGTCGCTGGGCCGGCGCGGCCGGCCGCGGTGCTTGAGGTTCAGCAGGATGATCGGCAGGCCGGCGCTGTACGCCTTGCGTAGGCAGCTGGACGTGCCCGAGCGCAGGTTGCCCTCGTCCCAGACTCCGACCACGACCTGGGCGACCCGCAGCATCGCGTCGTTGCGCTTGTGCAGCATCGCGACGCGCTCCCTGAAGTCGCGCGGGTCGCTGTCGCTGACCATGTGCACCGCGTGAGCCTGGCTCACCAGGGAGGCCCAGACGACCTGCTGGTCGACGGTCCACTGCTGGTTGGCCGGGGCGACCGGGTCGCAGGACTGGCTGGGGAACGGGATCGCCGCGACCAGCTTCAGGTCCAGCTCGAGCGCGATCTCGGCCCAGGTCGTGTCGACCTCCAGCGCCATGCCGGAGACCGCCGTCTCGGTGCCGTGCTCGCTCTGCAGCTTGGTCGCGACCTCCCGGAGCTGCTGCGCCACCCAGGGCCGGTCGGCGGCCGCGACCCGGCGGTGCCCGGTGACCATCGCGACCGGCCAGGTCTCCGCGCTCATCGGACGGCCTGCGCGAACGGGTCAGGGTCGGGGAAGACCCGGTCGTCGACCGTCGTGGTGATCGGCGACATCTGGCGCTGGGCCAGCCACTGCGCCTGCGTGGCGTCGTCGATGCCCTTGGACCGCAGGTACGCCGACGGCGCGTGCATCGCGGTCCATGCCTCCTCGGGGCTGTGTCCCCAGGCGCCGTAGCTCTGCGGGTCGCCGGCCTTGATCTTCCCGATGTCGCTCGGCTCGACGCCGGGGAACTCCCACAGGATCGGGGCGCGCTCCAACCGGCCCATCAGCTCCCTCATGATCCGGCCGAACTCGTCGGGGTCGAGCCAGCCCTGGTCCTCGCCCTCGCCGTACTCGCCGCCGGCGGAGTACAGCGGCTTGAACCAGCCCTGCCCACTCTGGATCCGCAGCTCGGCCCAGTTGTGCCGGAAGCGGAAGTAAAACTCCTCGTCGTGGATGGTGCCCTCGGCCTGGAACGGGCAGACGCCGCCGGCCTGGCGGATCGTCAGGTACGGGTACTCGACCAGCAGCTCATCCACTGCGGTCTCCAGCTGCTTGTTCATTCGCCCTCGCTCTCCACGCGCATGCGCTGCGCATCACGTCGGCCGGCGCCGCGCAGCACCGCGGTCGGCCAGTCGATCCATTGGGTGGCGACCACGTCCCACCAGTGCCGGTCGTAGCGGCGGGTCGGGTGGTCGCAGTGGCCCTCGGCGTCGTCGCGGTGGAAGATCTGGGCCACGCCCTCCTCGTCGTGCACCAGCAGCCAGACACCGTCCTCCGGCTCCGGGGCCAGGTCGGGCGTGAGGGCGGCGAACCACAGGTCGGCCTCACAGATCCAGCCCTGGTAGTTCTCGGTCTTGGAGGTGAACTGCACCAGGGCGCCGACGCCGGCGACGGAGCGGACGACCTCGCCGCTCACCATCACCGTGTCGCCGACGAAGATCTCGGCGCCGTCGACCTTGCCTCGGGCGTGTTCGTCGCTCACTTGGGCTCCTCGGTGGCTGCGTAGTCGTCGGGGTCTTCGATGTGCCAGCCCCAGCTGAACCGGTTGGCGGCGGCATCCTCAGCGATCTGCTCGCAGTACGCGGTGCGCGCGGCCGGCGTCATCGCGTCCCATTCATCGCGGGGGATCTCCACGGTGTCGCTCTCGCTACCGCCGACTCCGGGCCAGCTCAGGTTGTATTCAACGACGACGGGCGGGCGGGGATTGCTGTCTGTCATGTGCGACAGCGTAGCAGTCCGATAGGACATATCCTCGCCCGCCCGCGCCGGTCAGAGCCGAATCGCCTCGCGGCCGAACAACTCCATCATCTCTGTCATGAACTCCACGTCCGGCGTGACCGTCCAACCTTCCGGCGAGTACCTCTCCGAGCCGAGCCGGAAGCGCAGCGGCCGGTCACCGGGATGGTCCAGCATGATCTTGCGGACCCGGCCGGCCAGCTCGTCGTCGAACAGCTCCGGAGCACAGTGGATCTCCACCAGCCGCAGGCCGCTCGTGCCGGGCCCGGTGACCCCGATCAGGCCCATGTCTAGCTCGTCGAGGATGTCGACGCAGATGGTCGGCGCCTCGCCCTCGTCGCGCTGCCACAAGCTCACCTTGACGCGCACCTTCGAGTCGGGCTGCATCAGGTGCCGGTAGGAGCCGTACGCCCGGCCGAACGCCATGATCTCGGCCTGGCTGTCCAGGTCGGCGAGCACCAGCTTCGCGTACGACTTCCCGGACCGGGCGACCTTGTGCTCCGCGCTGACCAGCTGGCCGGCCAGGGTGGCGCCGGTGACCGACGCGTCGGCGACCCCGCCCTCCTCGTCCACCGCGATGGCCGCCAGCAGCTCGCCGATCGTCATGGTGCGGTTGCCGGCGAGCACCGGCTCCAGCTCGTCCAGCGGGTGCCCGGACACGTACAGCCCCAGCGCGTCGCGCTCCAGGGTGAGCAGGGTCTCCTTGTTCCACTCCTCGATGTCGCGCACCGCCACCGACTCCAACTGCACGTCCTCGGCCGCGCTGAACAGGTCGTACTGGCCGATCGCCTCCTTTTTCTTCACCCCGGCGAGCTGGCCGACGCCGTCCTCGTAGCAGGCGGTCAGCGAGCTGCGGGTGTGCCCGAGGGAGTCGAACGCGCCGCCGCGGATCAGTGCGCCGACCGCGGGCTTGCTGCAGGTGCTCAGCGGGATCCGGTCGAGGAAGTCGGCGAACGAGACGTACGGTCCCTTCGCCCGGCCGGAGATGATGCCGGGCACCGCCTTGGCGCCGAGGCCGTTGACGGCGTTGAGGCCGAAGCGGATCTCGGACCTGCTGATCGGCGTGAAGCTGGGACCGGACTCGTTGACGTCGGGCACCAGCACGGTGATCCCGATGCGCCGGCACTCGGCCAGGAACATCGCCTTCTTGTCGGAGTCGTCGCCGGCCTGGGTGAGCAGCGCTGCCATGAACTCGGCCGGGTAGTGCGCCTTCAGCCATGCGGTGGCGTACGTAATGAACCCATACGACACAGTGTGAGCGACATTGAACGCATAGCTACTGAACGGCAGGAAGATGTCCCAGAGCGCCTGTGCGGCCTCCTCCGAGTAGCCCTGGCCCTTCATGCCGGCGAAGAACGGCGGCTTCTCCTTGGCCAGCACCTCCGGCTTCTTCTTGCCCATCGCCTTGCGCAGCAGGTCGGCCCGGCCCAGCGAGTAGCCGGCGACCGCCTGCACGGAGCGCAGCACCTGCTCCTGGTAGGCGATGACCCCGTAGGTGGGGCCGAGGATCTCGGCCAGGGCGTCCTCCAGCTCCGGGTGGATCGGCTTGATCTTCTGCCGGCCGGTCTTGCGCAGCGCGTAGTCGGTGTGCGCGTCGGCGCCCATCGGGCCGGGCCGGTACAGCGCCAGGGCTGCGGAGATGTCCTCGAAGCGGTCAGCGCGCATCTGCGCCAGCAGCCTCGACAGGCCACCGGAGGCGACCTGGAACATGCCCACGGTGTGCCCGCTGGCCAGCTCGGCGAACGCGGCCGGGTCGTCAAGCTCCGTCAACCGGGGCTCGACGTCCACCCCGTGGCGCTCGGCGATCTGGTCGACGGTGTGCTGGATGACGTCCATGGTGTCCAGGCTCAGGCAGTCGACCTTGAGCAGGCCCATCGGTTCGAGGACCTCGGCGTTCGGGAAGCCGGAGACCCACTGCTGGTACTTCTCCGACCACACCAGCGGGATCAGCCCCATCAGCGACTGACTGGACACCACGATTCCGCAGGCGTGCACGCCCATGGACCGGATCAGGCCCTCCAGCTGTACCGCCAGGTCGAAGACCTCCTGCGCGCCCTCCTCCTTGGCGAGCACCGCCCGGAACTCCTCCGCGTCGGCGTAGCGCGGGTGCTGCTCGTCGGTGACGCAGGCCAGGTCGGCCTCGAAGCCGCTGATCGCCTTGGGGAACGCCGCGGTCATCCGGGCGCCGGTGGAGAACGGCTTGTCCAGCACCCGGGCCGCGTCCTTGATCGCGGCCTTGGCCTTGATCGTGCCCAGGGTCTGGATCCGGCAGACCCGGTCGGCGCCCCAGCGCTCCTCCAGGTATTTGAAGACCGCGCCCTGGCCCGCCTCAGGGAAGTCGACGTCGACGTCCGGTGGCGACACCCGCTCCGGGTTGATGAAGCGCTCGAACAGCAGGCCATGCTCCAGGGTCGGCACAGTGGTGATGCCCAGCGCGTACGAGGTGATCGAGCCGGCGGCCGAGCCGCGGCCGGGGCCGACCCGCATACCCTGCGAGCGGGCCCAGTCGGTCATGTCGGCCACCATCAGCATGTAGTCCGGGTAGCCCATCCGGTTGATGACGCCGTCTTCGTAGTCGGCGCGTTCCAGCGCCTCGGCGGTGATGCCTTCAGGCGCGGCCTGGTCCGGATACTTGGCGCGCAGGCTGGTGCGCACCCGCTCACGCAGGTGGGTCTCAGAGGTGTGGCCCTCGGGCACGGGGAACGCCGGCAGCAGGTCGGCGCGCGGCAGGAACACCTCGTCATACGCGTCGGTGGGGATCCGCTCGGCGATGGCCAGGGTGTTGTCGCAGGCCTCCGGCAGCTCGGCGAACAGGGTGCGCATCTCCTCGGAGGAGCGCATGAAGTAGCCCTGGCCGTCGAACTTCATCCGGCCCGTCTCGTGGATCTTGTTCTGCATTTGGATGCACAAGAGAGCGTCGTGCATCGTTGCTTGATCAGCTTCGACATAATGGCTGTCGTTGGTGGCCAGCAGCGGCAGGTCCAGCTCCTTGGCCAGGCGCATCAGGTCGTCGCGGACGTTGTTCTCCAGCGCCATGCCGTGATCCATCAGCTCCAGGAAGTAGTTCTCCTGCCCGAGGATGTCCCGCCAGATCGCCGCCTCCTGCACGGCCCGGTCGTACTGGCCGAGCCGGATCCGGGTCTGCACCGCGCCGGATAGACAGCCGGTGGTACCGATCAGCGTGGCGCCGGGCCACTTGGCGAGCACCTCGCTGAGCAGGTCAGCGTCGATGCGCGGCTTGTTGTAGAAACCCTCCCGGGAGGCGCGACTGGTCAGCTCGAACAGCGCGCGCAGACCCTGCGCGTTCTGCGCCAGCACGGTCATGTGGGTGAAGGCGCCATCGCCGGAGACGTCCTTGCTGTCGTCCCCGCCGCCCCTCTTGGCCGCCTTCTTGCCGCCGGCCCCGAAGTAGATCTTCTTCTTGTCGAACCGGCTGGCCGGGGCCACGTACAGCTCACAGCCCAGCACCGACTTGATGTCGGCGCCGTCCTCACGCAACTTGCGCGCGACGTCCCACATCTCGTAGTGGCTAAACACGTTGCCGTGGTCGGTGCTGGCCACCGCGGGCTGGCCCAGCGCGATCGCCTTGGCCATCAGTGCCTTGATCTTCGCCGCGCCGTCGAGCATCGAGTACTCGGTATGAGCGTGCAGGTGCACAAAGCTGTCGGCGCTCACGCCGACACCAGGCCCTTCTCCTTGCTGTGGTCGTGGCCCTGGGTGCACTCGTGCGGCTGCCCGCGGTCGGTCCAGGCCGCGCCGGAGATCTCGTCGCAGCAGTGGCCCTTGTGGTTGTTGATCCGCGTACAGATCAGGTCAGGCTTCTTCGGGTTGATCGCCAGGCAGAAGTCGATCTTCGTCTTCGGCCGGGCGAGCGTCGAGGTGGGGTTGTCGCTCATGCTCGTCCTTCCAACTCAGGCGGCGAGGCGCCGCACGAACGTCATGCACCGTTCGCAGGCTGGCAACTCGTCGATCTTTACGAGCTGCCGGATGTTGCGGGCTTGATAGTTGGCGCGGTCCTGGTCGACCGCGCCGCGAGTCCCACAGACGGTCGTCCCGGAGCGCCCGGGACGGATGGCGTCACTGGCCAGCACATAGGACCAGTGGCGCACCAGGGGGACATACAGAGCCCGGCTCGGAGTGCGCAACAGCGTGCACGGCTCCGGCCGGGTGTCTGACATGCGAGACACCGTATCACAGGAATACGACACCGAGCCGGGAAGTCACAATATTCCCGGCGGTGCGTCATTCCTGCTGGGAAGCGGTGTCCGCGGCCGCGCGTTCCAGCAGGGCGATGCGCTCCGCCTGCAGGTCAGCGGGGTTCGGCCGGCGCCAGCCCCAGGTTCCAGGGTCCATCCCGCCGTACGCCGAGTTCCGGCGGTTGCGGTCGACCTCCACCCGTTTGTCCCTGGTCTCGAACCGGGCCCAGTAGTCGTCGCCCATGGGGTCGTCGTTTGCGACGGTGTTCATCGATCTCCTCGACAGGTCACCAGGCGTCAGCCCGGTACGGATGCGGTGCATCCTCGTCCAGCTCGTCCGCGGCCCACTGGGCCGAGGCGTCATGCAACTGGCGGCGAGTGCCCTGGCGGTCCCGGCGGCGGGCCCGCTTACGCGAATCCCGCATCGAGCACAACTCGCAGGCGCAGATCCGCTGCGCCGAGCACCACCGCAGCGAGCACCGGGTGCGCGGGTACCAGCCGCCGGCGAACCAGGCGTCCAGGAACTCCTGCAGGTCACAGGTGCCGTCGTCGTGCCGGTGATCCTCGCGGAAGTGGTTCCACATGCTCGGATCCTGCGCGATGACGTGCAGCGGGCGGTGGATGTCAGTACGGGACATGGCGATCGCTCCTCTCGGGGGCGCCCTGCGTATCCGACGCAGGGCTAAGGCCTGTCTTGCATGCCGACCACCTCCTATGCCTCTGCGCGCAGCCGGATCGCGCCCTCTGTCAGCAGGTTCAACGCCCCGAGCACCTCGCCGAGTACGGCCCGCAACTGCCGGATTTCGCCACCGGCTTCGGCGCCGAGCAGCCCCTCTGCCCGGGCGATGGTCTCGCCGAGATCGTCGAATATCAGGGCGTCCTCGGCGCGGACCCGGTAGCGCTCCGGCCGGGTCCAGGGCTTGCCGGCCAGGCCGGCGTTGTGGTGCTCGGCGATCTGGTGGGCGGCGGCCTCGGACAGATACCGGGCGATCTGCAGTTCGCCGGTGGCGGGATCGGACTGCACCGGGCTCTTCGCAACGTTCATTACGCACCAGCTGCCCAGCGCCGACATGTCGTCGATGACGGCATACCAGCGCTGGGCAGCGATGTCTTCTGGGTTGGTCATGGCTCTCCCACAGGTCTGGCTGGCCTGGGGGGATTGTGCCTCTTGCCTGCGACTTTTTCCCTCGCGATTAGCTCGAGGGCTTCGCCGCCTACTCGGACTTGACGCCCAGGCCGCTCTCCGCCGCGGCGGCGCCACCGGTGGCGCCGGCACGCCGGGCGATCTCCTCGTCGCGCAGCCGGCGCAACCGGTTGATCAGCGCGGGGGAGTGCCGCTGCGCGCGCTCGTCGTCCAGCATCCGGTTCAGCGCCAGGTAGTAGGCCGTCTCGGTGACGTGCGGCCAGCGCTGGCGGAACTCGCTGTGCTTGGACCCGGCGAGCTTCCAGGTGCGCGCCTCCAGTTCCAGGACATCGAGCTGGAGGCGCGACAGCGGCAGTTCGTTGAGCATGATCAGAAATTACCCTCAACGCACTGCGTCGAACAGCACCACGCGGGGCTTAACGATCACTATGGTTCTCTCTGGCCATGAAGGTCCACGCCCATCCCTGGGTGTAGTCGCAGTCGCCGCGAGGGCAGTGCCAGCCCTCGGTGGTAGCAACGAGCGAGACGCCCGATTCGTGCTGGCGGTCCTGGCCACGGCCGCAGGTGAAGGGGTGGAAGGGTCCGTGTTCCTGGTATTGGTTCAGCGCCGCGGCAACTTCCGGGCCCCAAGGGGCGAAGATCTTGTCCGGCATCAGTCCTCCTCGTCTTCCTCGTCGAGCGTGTCCACCAGCTCGCGCAGCGGGATCTGCATGCCGCCACCGACGTCGACCATCGGCTCCTCGTCGCAGAGGGCGCCGCCCTCCTCGTACGGGGCGAGGAAGACATCGATGTCGTCAATCTTCAGTGGACCGCCGCCGGGATTGAGGAGCACGCGGCGACGTTGCTCGGGAATACGCACCATCCGAGCAGCGTAGCGCACAAGTGTGACACCGTACGGCGGATTCAGACCGCAGCCGGCACGCTCTCGTAAGCCCGCCGGCGCGGCGCGGGCCGGGCTGCTGCCCGGCGATCACCGGGCAGCACGTAGTCGGCCAGCCGGGCGCCCGGGTCCAGCCACATCAGCAGCGAGCACAAGGTGTCCGCGTCGGGCCGGAACCCGTCGTTGAGCCGGGTGAACACGCTGGACGAGCCGGCGCCGATCTGCCGCGCGACCTCGCGGAACGAGATCTCGTCGGGGGTGCCAGCCCGACGGGCCCGGTCGATGGCGCGGGCCAGCTTGACGGTGTCCAGCCGGTGGGTGGTCACCGGGGACGCTCCGTCCTGCCGGTCCGACCGGCGATCTCGGCCCGGGGGTCCAGGAACCTCGAGGGCTTGTTCACGTTGGCCTCTCTCACATTGCGCTCGTGATGCGCCAGTTGTGGCGCCCCGAGCGCAGGTACACCTCGTGCAGGATGGTCACCCGCAGGCGCAGGATCTGCCCCTGGCCCACCGCGGCCTCCTCGCGCGGACCTGGCGCGCCGTGCTGGTCCAGCAGGAACCGGCTGGTCATCGCCTCCTCGGTGGCACCGATGCAGGTGGGCTGGTGCGCGCCGTAGTCCAGCCAGGCCCAGTAGTCGTCCGGCCGCGGATCCTCGGCGGCCGCGAGCAGCACCCTCACCACCCGCTTGGCGGTGCGGTCCTGCTGAGCGAAGCCCAACGGGCCGAAGTGTCGCAGCGGATGCGTGGAGCCCGGCTCGTCGGCGGAGGCGAACAGCTCCCACTCGGTCTCGAACAGGTCACTCACAGGACCACCTGCGCATCCGGGGCGCGCATGACCCGGCCGTAGCGTTTGCAGTAGTCCTGGTGCAGCTCGCCCTCGCCGGCCAAGCAGGTAGCACAGCCGTACTGGTCGCTGGTGCGGTGCGGGAAGCGGTCCGGCGTGAAGCCGAGCTTCCAAGCCCTGGTGCCGAACTCCACGGTCGTGGCCGCCCTCAAGATCTCCGAGGCTGCGCGGGCGCCCAGATGATCCGGGTTGGCGATTCCGCCGCTGCCCAGCAGGCTGTTCTCGTACTCCTGCTGGACCATGGCGGCGATCCGCTCGTACAGGCTCACCATCTGCGGGTCGTTGTCCCAGTTGATGTCCACGTCCGGCCTCCTCAAGTTTGAGACAGCGTACAACATCAGGTGCGACAGGCCGGCACGTGCCACGATCACGTGAAATCCCAGCATGCAATAAACGAAAACCCCCTGCATGGCTCTTGCCATACCCGGGGATTAAACGGACATCGCGCGATAGCAAGTGCCATCCGAGGGTTTTCTGTTTATTCGGCCTGACCGACGTTCAGGCAGGTCAGGCCCTGCGCGAAAATTCCGGAAACCCGGCCATAGCAAGTGCCATACCCAGGGTTTCCGCAGAAAACTCGCGGATAGCACTTGCTATGCACGGGTTTTCGTTTAATTCCTCACCAGGTGGGACTTCGCGTACCCTGGGACAAGGTCGGAGGCGTGCTAGCCCACCCCTCCCCACCTCGCGCTCCACGGGTCGTTGGTCCGTCCCTGTCGGCCGCGCGAGGCGAAGACCCGGGCGCCCTCCCTTCCAAGTGCCGCCCGGGTCCACGCTCGCGCGGCGGGCGCAACAGCTGGAAGAACACCGTGGCGAGCTGCTGCGGGTGCAATCAGCGCAAGGCCAACCGCACCCCGGCCGAAGCCGGGATGGTGCTGCTGGTCGCGCCGCAGACGCCCACCTGGGCGTCGCTCGCACACACCTGATTTCACTCGACAAGGTGGTTTCAAGGTGGTTTAAACCAGGAACTGTCTCCCCGTGTCAAGATCACCCTGGTATCAAGGACGACAAGTCCGAAGGCCGCGGGTGCGCGACGCGGATGACGATGTGTGGGCCCGGACGGTACGGCGCGCAAGCGGTCGTCCGGGCCCCGCCCTTCGATCCGAGCTGGTGCAATTCGGCAGCACGCCTGATTCTGTCGAATACTTCCTGGTCCACGCTCCGGCCGGCACTGCGATCCCGGCGATGATCTCTGCGGCGGGCTTGCGGTGGAACATCGAGGACGACAACAAGTGCGGTAAAGATCAACTCGGGCTGGACCAGTATCAGGTCCGCAAATGGACCCCCTGGCACCGGCACGTCACGATCAGCATGCTCGCCCACGCGTTCCTCGCCGTCACCCGGACCGGCCTGGGAAAAGACCACCCACCCCGAACCCGGCACACGACCCGGACCGCCGCCACGCACCCCTGATCCGGCTGTCGATGGCCGCCCTGCGCGGCCTGCTCACCGCGACCGTCCTGGCCCGCGCGGTAATCGACCACGCCGCGGCCATCGCCCGCGAGCAATGGCGACGCGCTCACCAGAGCACCGCAATGATCAGCCACTACCGCCGTCGCGGTGATCCACTACCACCACACCTACGCATCTAGAAAGCCCCATATCGAACTCTCACAAGATCTGGGGCTGTAGTACAGGTATGGCAACTCTTTGGATCTAAGGACGGTGCTTCCGGTGAGGTATACCACCGGAAGCACCTATTTACCGAAAGCGTAGCTCGATCAAAGATTTGGCGTCCTATATCACATGCTCCTCCGTTTCGCGCTCCATCCGGATGACGCTTCTCAACTCTTGAGCACTTTCCCAAGTCGCGCCGAACGCCTTCGCCCCCCACGCATCGACTTCCTCGACACAGTCGTCAGGCTTGGCGCCCGCCGCTACAGTAACGTGACCCTCACGGCATAGTGAGGAGAGTCGAGCGTGGACAGCGTTGGCGGGATCAAACGCTGGTAGACGCAATTTCTGTATCAGATGAGGAGCAATTTGAGTGCTGACCATTCTGCTTTCGACGAAAGCGACAGACAATGAGCAGCTTAGGAGTCCACACAGGTAGTAGGCTTCCTCTTCGCTCCGGCAGGCGATCGACATTAGCTTCTCGTTTGGAATGATAGGTCGTCCGTTGAAGACGTCAGCACTCTTGTGCGGCCCTACGACGGCAGTGATAAAGCTAGGTGCGATGTAACGCCAGACAACCTTCCATGCGGAGAAGGTATATTCACCAATCCGTTGGCATGCATAGAACCCGGTCTCGAGTACCTTTCGTTCCCACCCGACGAAGCCGGCACGCTCGGCAAGGATTTCCCGGAATTGCGCAAGATATGCGAGAGTCTCGGGAGCTTTTTGCGCGAGGTCCCGTTCGCTGACCGGCTCCATCTTCGTGTCAGCTGTATGCGGCAGAAGGATCAGCGAGGTGGGCTCATAACGCCACTGTGTGACTTCTCTACCTCGCAAGAGTGGGTAAAGATAATCGGATTCGATCGAGGCCCGAACATTCGGGACAATGCGCTTAGCTCGCTCCGTGATATTCGCTACGCGCACCAATCCCCCATCTTCTCCGTGGGGAGTGAGGTGGAAAACACCATTCGCGCCGCCCGTAAACACACCGGTACGTGCTCTGTAAAAGCTGTCGCCTCGGACTTGCCGCAATGCAGACAAGGCTCGCTCCGGGCCAGTGGTCCAATGACTGGTCGGCTGATCGGCATCCGATGGTTCAGCAATCTCTTCGTAGACTTCTAGTCCTGGTGTATCCCTGCTCAGCTCCGCGCGAGCAGATGCCGGAATGTGAACCCACCGGCGGTGCGACACGGGATACGTCGTGATCGATCCACGACTGGCTTTAATTAGAATCGTACGATTCGCTACGCCTTCAAATGGGCGAATCGCGACAAAGTCCTCTATTTCTTCAACTTTGAAGTTAACCTCAGAGAGACTGCCCTGTCGCAGCGAGAATTTGCGGAAAGCCCGATGGTTTAGTGCCGCTTTGATAAGCGCCTGAGGAACCAGGAACGCGATCCTCCCGCCATCCACGAGGTATTTGTCAACAGCTGTGGCAAAGAAAAGTGCTGACACATCCTCTTTGCTGAAGGCCTTGTCGCGTCCTTGCAAGTCGAACAAGCCAAGCTCGGGCCACAAGTCGGCGTGCTCCGCCCGATAGGTGGGCGGCAGGTATTCCCAGTTCACCCATGGAGGATTGCCGACGACGAGGTCGGCTTGAGTGACACCTGGGTCATCAAGAAGGCTATCTCGACTCTTGATGTTTTCTAAGGAAAGTGGACCTGCGGAATTGCTAGCCTGAATGAGTGCGATGAGAGCTAGCGCGAGGTTCGCTGAACATCGCTCTGCCGCAAGCGGGTCTATATCGATGCCATGAAATCTATGGGTTATAGACTCGACGGCATCGGTAACACTCAACTGCCCGGCAAGAACCGCTTTTCTCACCTCTTCCGCTGCAGCCAAGAGAAATACACCTGAACCACATGTGGGATCGACGATCCTAGTCTTGTGGAAGTCGGAAATATTGGCGTTGTATCCATTTGACCTTAAAACATACCGAGCGAGCCAGAAAGGTGTGTAGTAAGTGCCCGTCGTGTGGCGCAGCTCTTTCGGAATCAATGAGCCGTGATCAAGCGAAAAAGCATCAAAGAAGGGACCGTCGATGAATTTTTCTACGATCGTCCTGCCACTTGATATCTCTGCCTCAAGAAGGGCGGGAGGTTGTTTGCGGAGAACCTCCTCAGCCCACCGCCAATCATCACTGTCAACCGATCTGGCTACCCCTAGCTTTAGGGCTAGGCTTCCATCGAGAGCAGTAGTTAGTTCGTCTGCGGCAGACTTCGAGGAAATTTCCAGCACGGTAGCGCAAGCGAGGTGGACTAGCGTACGTGAGCGCGTGGCGAGATAGGCCTCGACTGCGAACATAAAGCGCGATACGTCGAGCTCTCCACCAAACTCTGGAGCCAATCGGCGCAATCGTGTAGAACTGACCTTACGCTTTCGTTCGAGAGGGCCACGCACGCTGGCCGTGGCAGTAAGCCAACTTTCATAGGAATTTCGCGCACGGTCGTCGTCTAGGACGGCGTGGTACAGGGCAGCAATAAGGTGCCTTCGGGCTGGCGCTTGGGCAGGGTTCACGACGTTGATGATATGGCCTATGGCTGCGATGGCAAACATCGCGGCGTGCCACTTGTGTGCTGTTC